ACAGGATTCTGTTGCTCTGTAGTGGATGTGCTTACCTCCGAACCCCCAGGTTCTTTAGAGACCCCTTCCTTGATAGCCTTGTCCAAGGTTTCGGTAGCATATCCAGCACGACGAAGGGTGTCACGGAACTCCCCCGTGGTAAGACCCTTACCTTGCCACACTGTCATCAAGGCCAAAAGATCTTGGGAACTCATCCTAGCCATATCAAAATCAGTGCTTAATTCAAATTTAGCAACGTCGGTTTTTCCAGAGTAGAGGCTGCAAAATTCAAACGCAGCTTGGTAAGCTGCGGAAGTATTCCTAGCGGCAGCGGCCAAGGTAGATACCTCGGTAACTTTATCATTACTCACTTCGGTAGCAGTTTTAGTGACAGTGGCCTCTTGGACCAAACGTGCCCCCAAAGCAACCATCTGTAATTCCTTTTGATCCATCGCTTCCTTAGCCAGCATATTCGGAGATGCCTGTAAAAGGCCCGCCCTCCCCCCCGAAGGGAGCGGGATGCCCCCTCGGGAGCCTAGATAGATGCGGCCCTTAAAGATCGTATCCACCCAATTCTGATCTACACCAGACATCCAGGGGGTAGGTTGCCCGACCATATTGACACTTTCCTCATAATCGGCACTATTCCGAAAATGCGCGTAGTTCAAACGGCAAAGGTCATAGAGAGGCGGATCGTCAATATCCGAATCATTGTCATGAATACCAACAAAAGTAAATGGAATTTGCCGAAGGCGGTTTCCATCGGCATCCTGTGGATAAACCCAACCGCTTACATTCAATCCCTGATTGGACCGTCCATAGGTATAAAGGCGGGCCATGTATTCGCCATTAGCACCCAAACGAAGTTCCCGGTAGCGATAGCCCATGTAAGCCGAATAGCCGTCATCGCTTATCACGCATCGTTCGCGAAGCATAATGAAACTGTAAATGATCTTCGCTTTTACCACTATTGTGCGCCAGTTCAAGATATCAGCAGCGTGGTAGCTTGTGATAGTGGGGCGAATATAGCCATCTGCGATATCGGCTACAGTAGCATCTCCAACCGGGGGATAATCTATCCACAATCCTGCACGACCCGTAGAGAGGACATCGCGCAGAACTCGCTTTGCTTGCTGTTCCAAAGTGATCCCAGTACCCGAAGGATCTTTTTGGAGGTAATCCACAGTGGGCGGGAAATCCGAGACCGGTGGCTTGGAGAACACTTGCCCAACCATGCCATCAACAGTTCGAGCGGTCGCATTGTAAAGAACCGCTCGCATCACGTAATCCCGATACCGCTTTTCATTTTCAGATTCAGTAGGTTCCGTATTGGGTGGCGGAAGGTATTTCTTTCCACGGTAGCATCGCTCTTTTACCCGCCACTCGCCCTTTAGAATATCGTCAATCTCATCCCACTTGAATTTGATAGCTGCGTAATCGGGATGCACCACCATAGCAGCAGAACCAGTACGATCTTGCATTTAATCACCTATCCCCGGAAAATGACAGCCAAAATTTCCAACGTTACGGTAATTGGAGGATAGAACCTCATACCGACAATCATCGTACACGTGATCTTCGGATTCAGTATCGACATCGTCCATATCATCCTCATCCCTTGGGAGGGTCGGAAGTGTTTCTATCGCCGCTTTGCAATTCGACATGAAATAAATGCCAGGGCCTTCCCCAGTTTTCGCATTTTGGAGTCTTTGACGAATTAACTCTAAACCCATTTTTCGGGAACCCTTCGCTTTATCAGATGGATTCCAATATACACCTTGAGTTTCCATAACATCGGCTATAGTTTTTGTTTCTCCGTCTCTAACATCTCGAATTTGATTGTCAGCAGGTCCGGCCAAAATAGAAGAACTAACCCAGTGCATGCTTTGTAAATGGTTATCCCACTTACGAATCTGTTTAGCCAATTCTAAAGGACCCATTCGGATACCTTTATTAGTTCCAATTTTCTCAGTACCATACAACTCAAAAATGCGAATCAAAGAACCGGCAACAGGGGTCCATTTCTTCCCACCCGGAAGGGTTATTTCACATCCGTCAGTTTCAGCCCACCAGCCGATAGAGAATGGATGTGAAGAGCCCCAGTCCATAGATCGGTTAATCCTCCATGAAGAAGGGACCCGGAATCTCGGTAATAGATTCCAGTCTCCCCAAACATCATCTAGAGCACCCCCGGCAACAATATCCCAATCCCCATAGAGCCAAGCACGACGTTTATTCTTATCAGTGATCTTTTCCAAAGACGCGATGTATGCCGGGGAAAGGTATGGATTTTCTTTGTAGGAACCAAAGATATGCGCTCTGGTTTTCACAATATCTTCGCGTACTCCGGTTCTAGGATTATATACGTTTACAGTGGTTTTCATTATGACTCCGGGTGGTACCGGATCAATCCACTGGCGCTTTATCCAATTATGACCGCTTCCGAAAGGATTGGTAGTAGACAGAACTAGAAGGGGTATTTCATGCGGGCATTCTGGCGTAGGAAGAAAGGACGATCGATTGCAAGAAAGCATTGCATCGTACAGGTCAGGGGAAGGGAATTTGCTTAACTCATTCCATCCGATGAATGGAAATTCCTGACCATGGTAATCCCAGTAATCTTGCAACCTTCTAATCCTACGAAACAACAATTCCTCGCCAGTGGGCCAAACCCACTTGTAGTCGGCTTTTGCTCCGTAGAATTTAGCATGGTCCCCAAACTGTGGGAACCAGCGTTGAGATTTACTGACAAGGTCGTCGAGGTTTTTATAGCCACGATCAAAGATGACTCCTCGCCAAAATGGGCCAAATCCTTGCCCAACATGACGACGAAATTTCATCAGTTGGGTATCAGTCTTTCCAGGCCCCCGAGTACCTTCGTAAAGAATCTCGTCAGCGGGGCAATTCAAAGTTAGTTCTTGGCTACCTTTGCAAGGCTTCCAAATAACCTTAGGTTTAATTGATTTCGGTTTAGTCCCGAACATCTGCACGTAGCTTTGCTTGCTGCTCTACCGCTTGCTTTTCCCACTCGTCCACCGTGGTAGATGCTGGGACTTCCATTACGCCACCGATATTGACGTTAACCTCCGGGCCTTCCGGTTTCGCTATTCCCAAAATCTTAGCCACTTGAGTCAATGCAGCAACTCTAGCGGAGTGAGAAGCCCCGATATCGGTCAAATGGGCTTCCCTCCAAAAAGCGGCAATCACTTCATCTTGGTTAATATCAATCCGAGAAAGAAATTCGTGCTGACGTTCTTTGATAAGGCGCTGAACTGCCGGTTCAGCCATCAACCGGTTGGCAGCAGACCTTGCGCTGGCCCCAAGGAATCCACAACGCTTGGCAGCTTCGATAGGACGAAAGTCATACACATATTCTTGCGCAAATAATTCGCGCAAAGCCCTAGCGGAAGGGCTCATTCTTTCCAATTGTGCCCTTGATCCAAGGGTACGACAATCTACCCTTGGTGGTTCTACTGCCTCTTGCCCTTCTTCAATGGGGGGTTCTTGATGCGGGACCTCTTTCGCGCGATCCCTTTCAAACTCAATGGCGGCTTCCTGCACCTCTTTGGGTGCAGGAACTTGATTCATAACCGCTTGCCAAGGCAAAATAGTTTTAGGTTTGATGTCAGCCATAGCTAGAATATACAATGAATATCCGGAAATATGCAAATGATTTTGAAATACAATATAGAAGGTGCCCCCTAATTGATATTCGATTGGCTATTTTATGGAAATGATCTCCGATGAAAAATTCCAGCAGCTTTGCACTACTGTAGAAGAGACCTCCAAAGGGGTTGCAGAACTCAAAGCGATTCTTACCGTTTCCACTCCAGATCACGGATGTATTTTAGATACAATTCGTAGTCAAAGCGAACAAATCAAAAAGTTGGCAGATGATAAATGGGTAACCTTGGTGGCAAAAACTTCGATCTCCTGTTTAGTAAAATATGGGTGGGCGGTTATTTTTCTGTTCTTAGCTAAGGGATTCCTGGTATCAGTAACGGCAGAAGCACTCAAACTTGCATCAAAATGAGGACGAAATGAATCAAATTAGCACTGAGTTTCAGCACATCTTGGTGGGGCTGTTCCGGAGAGAAGGCGGATACTCCAATAAAAAGAATGACCATGGGGGAGAAACCAACCTGGGAGTTACCGATCGGTTGGATGGCAAGATTGACGGTAAGATTGATGTCGATGGCGATGGAACAGGCGATGTTGCGGTAAAGGATCTCACTCAAGAACAAGCCGCACAAGTTTATGCTCGTGACTTTTGGAATCCAATTCGCGGAGGGCAATTGCCGCCCCCGCTTGACATGCTCACCTTCGATGTTGCAGTCAATTCAGGGGTCAAAACAGCGATCAAAAATCTACAAAAGGCGCTTGGGGTTCTTGACGATGGTGATTTTGGAAATGATACCCTTACAGCAGTAAAGACTTGCAATCTTGCGATGACAGTAAAGAAATTCCTATCGATTCGTGCAAATCACTACCGAGATATCGTCATCAAAGATCCCTCCCAAAAGGTGTTTCTCACAGGATGGCTGAATCGAGTGGCCATCCTGCAAACCCAAGCCGAAAAGGAGCTTCCGAATGTTTAACGCAATTCGTACCATGCTTACCGCATCTGACAATAAGAGCCATGTGGCCATCAAGTGGGGGATTGCCGGCGGATCAGTGGCAATGATTGCACTGCAAGGTTATGCCATCTGCAAAGGACAATCCTTCTCCCCTGAATCCTTTGGCATCGGCCTTGGGGTTCTTTTGGGCGGCGGCGGTGCTGGAGTAGGACTTTCAGCCAAAGCAGAACCTACAAAGGCGGATTCAGTAGAAAACTAAATTCACCTTCCTTTCTGCGATCTTGAAAGTATATTAAAGATTCACCATTCGCAGAAAGGGCTGTTGTGAATAAATATCGTAAAGCAATTTTCGACATCGATGACGAGACTGCGTATAACAGTATGGAAATTGATGTCTACGAAGTGCTCGAAGCATTCCAGGTTCAATGCCCCGCAGTGCAGCACGCTATCAAAAAGCTACTCTTTCCAGGCGCTCGTGGTAGCAAATCTGCAAGTCAAGATCTTGAAGAAGCACGCGCTTCTATCGATCGTGCTATCCAACTCGAAACTCGCCGCAACTGGCTGAAAGTTCAAAATGAAAAGCAAAATCCCACTTCTGATCGCACTGGCGATAGTGCTAGTATCCCTAGGGCTACTAATGCACCAGAGATTTTCGACGGCAAACACGTCACCCGCCCAATTGCCCCAATCCCCGCAAATCCGAGTGCAGTACGTCGTGGACAGTCTGCGCGTAAGAAGTCTGGCCGATAGCCTTGGGAATCTCAAAGGCGATTCGTTACGTACTTTTTGGAAGCGGTATTGGCTGGCCCTCCCGTCTCCTGTGGCATACAAGGTGGTCAAGGATAGCTTCGGTCGAGTGGATACGGTGGAAAGTAGCGATACTATCGTCGATACTTCGTTCGACCAAGCAGCACGAAACAGTATCTTGGTCTACGAGCAATGCAAGATATGTCTTGACTCCAACCGGTCGGAAGTTAAAGTTCTTCAAAAAGTCTACCTTTCCTGCGAAGACTCCCTACACCTTCCGCCCAAAATTCCGTGGAAAACAATCGGAATATCCACCGGAGCCGGATTAATAACCGGATACATCTTAGGTAAGATTTTCTAATTCAAAAACGAAGCCCGATAGTAAATTATTTCTATCGGGCTTTTTCATGTCGAAAGGAAATCAATGAGAGTGATGTTAGCAACGCAAGCCGCCGATCTGGACTTCTCCGAAGGCCGGGAAAAGGGCTTAACTGCATATTGGGCCGAAATCGAAGCACTGCTCCAACGGGTAGGCCCTATGTATCTATCCACAAAATTAGATGGAGTACGAGGTGCAACCTCTTCTGGCAAGGTGATGAGTCGCACTTGGAAACCCATTCGTAGTGACAAAATTCAAGAGGTCTTCGGATTTCATTTTCTTGACGGCCTAGATGGGGAATTCATCGCCAACGATGCCAACGATCCAAATGCCATGCAAGCAGCGACCAGCGCTACCTCAAAAAAAGACAGCGAGATCATTCCTACCTACCATATTTTCGACTATCACTTGGAACAGGATCTACCGTTCAGCGAACGGTACGGCAAACTCCAAGCCTTCGATAGCTATCTAAAGAATCTACCTTCTACACCCGAGTACAATCTGATACGGAGTCATGTAAAGGTTATTCCACAGGTACTCGTTTCAAATGCAATGGAGGTCAAGCGCTATGTTGAGCGATTTATTGAAGAAGGTTACGAAGGCGGCATGTTGCGTTCTCCTGCCAGTCCTTACAAAACTGGACGGTCTACATTACGAGAGGCATACCTTCTGAAAGTGAAGATCTGGGAAGACGCCGAAGCCGAAGTGCTCTACGCTTATGAGGCGATGCACAATACCAATGAAGCCGAATTTGACGAGCGCGGATACACCAAGCGAAGCAGTGCCAAAGCGGGAAAGGTCCCAGCGGGCTATCTTGGTGGATTTCACGTAAAGGATATCGCCACTGATGTCGAGTTTGATATTGGAATAGCTGTGAGAGGGGCTTGGAGCTTGGCCGATAGGAAGGCCCTTTGGAGCACCGCCCCCTTGCTCATCGGAAAGATCCTGACCTATCGTCACTTCCCTACCGGGGTGGTATCGAAGCCCCGCTTCCCCAAATTTGTAGCATGGCGCGATGATTCGGACCGAGGTGAAGCATGAAGGGTTTTCTAATTTTCATAGGAATCATCTTCGTGATTCTTGGCCCTCTTTTCCTCGGAGTTATTCCAATGCTCCTTGGTTTCATTCTCATTGCCATTGCTTGTTTAATCAATGAGCCACCAAAGCCACCAAGTCCACCATCGGGTACAGAGGGGTGAAGCATGAGTAGCATCTTTACTTGCGATTTAGAGCTAGGTCAGATAGTTTATCTTAAAACAGATCTAGAAGAGTTGCCAAGAATGATAACCGGCATTCAATTCTGTGCCGGAGGATCGGAGCAATATCAACTTAGTTGCGCCGGATGCTTCACTTGGCATTATAGTTGCGAAATTTCGGTCGAGAAATCTACAATGGAGGTAATAGCGTGAAAATCATCAAACCAAAAGTGACCCTAGAGTGGATCACACCTAGAGCAGCTTACCGCGCAGAGACAGCCGGACGCACTTGTTATCGCACCGAAGGCAAAGCGGCATCAAATGGATCTACCGCCAAGGCGTTCTTGAAGGCCCGACTTATCGGGGATAATCCTCATGAGTCAGTAATCGAACATGCAGTAGCATCTTTCCGGATCATCACCGACCGCGGCATCTCCCACGAACTTGTGCGTCATCGCCTAGCTTCCTTCTCACAGGAATCTACTCGTTATTGCAATTACAGCAATAATCGCTTCGGTGGGAGCCTTCAATTTCTTCGCCCGGCCAATCTCCCTCCGGAGCTAGGCCCGGCCTGGGAGCGGGCCGTGAAGGCTTCGGAAATCGCCTATCTGAGCCTTCTAGCGGGAGGGGCCAAGCCGCAAGATGCCCGATCGATCCTTCCAAACTGCTTGAAGACCGAACTGGTGATGACTTGCAATATGCGCGAGTGGCGGCACTTCCTCAAGCTCCGACTGGCCGAAGGCGCACATCCCGATATGCGAATCATCGCTCATAAGATTGCCACAATCCTTGTGGACAAAGCCCCCGAGTTCTTTCCCGAGCCGATCTACTGGTGCTTCGGAAAGCCGGTTGCCAAGGAAGTGGTAAAGAAATACCTTGCTAACTACGGCAAGCTGGAAGAACTATGAACGGCAGTATCGGGACTCCAATGCCGCCTCCCGAGTCGTTCGCTTCCTACGAGGAAGCGAATCATCTAGCCCAGATCCATCCGACCCATTGGAAGGTTACCTATTCCTTCAAGAAGCACGCGTATGTATTAAAAGAAAGGAATCCTAGTGCCAACTGAATTTCCACAGGCAAAGCCTAGATCGGTCCATTATGGCGGACAGGTTCATCGGGAGGTGAAAGATACTGCTTTGCGCAGTATCAAAAGTCCATGTGCACTCAAAGGCGGCGAATGCTCCTTGAAAGATCCGTGCGGAGAAGGCAAACTGGTTGAAGAGCTTCGCTGCAAGACTGGCCACCATTGGGAGCATCTTTTCGATGTGAGATAACAGCATAGCTGCAACGAAAGCCCGAGCAATCGGGCTTTCTTTTTGGCTTGTCAAAGTATTAAAAGCTATGATGTTAACTAGAGCAGATGTGAGGGCTTGCTAGTATTAAAAGGATCTGAAACTGTGGATGGAGCTGGAATAGGCCAAAACCATATTAATCGATCTATTAAGGGGGTGTACCCTTCCTATCTATTTTATAGGAATACAATAAAGATTAAATAATCAATTAATAAATTAAATAAAAGATTAAACAATCAATCATTATAATATAATAAACAATCTATTGATCTATTAATATACTATATCAATCTATCTATTATATGAATGCAATAATAGATCATGCAATATGATATAGAATAAGATCTAATAATCAATCAAATAAAATAATAAAAGATCAAGTAGTATTATATTATCTCAAAATAAATGCTATCTAAAAGATAGCATTTATTCGATTAATTATGGATTAACCAACGACATCATATTCAGCAAAGATATGATTCTCTTTGCTGAATTTCTGAATGATTTCAAAATTGCAAATTGCATAAAAAGAATCAAGATCAATAATGAAATATGCTTGATTGATCTTATCATTGCTATTGCAATGAGCAGATAGAATCTTGCTTATTTCCCAAAAATTAATAAGATTGCAAGAATCTTCTCCCGAATCCTCAAATTTAGGAAAGAAGCATAATGCATCATTTTGCCAGCATTCTGCCCATTCGGCAGTATCATCGAAATCATTATTGAATCTGATGAATTTGAGGAATCCCTCAAAGGCACCAATATATCCATCTGCCAATTTCTGCATTCTGGATTCGAGGTCTAGCATTTCTTCTTCCTTTTCTTAGCCGGCTGAATTGCCTTGGCTTATATATAATATAATGCAAAAATTGAAATTTCCTACAGAAATACAAAAGATTTTTCGCTCTCTTATTTGCAGCGATCCATTCAAGAAAATAATAAAAGAGGAAAAAATCTTTTGTTTTTCCCTTGGATTTTGAAACTTTGGCCTTATATTATATATAAAGGAAGCGGGCATTCAGCCTGGCCCTCAAAAAAGAAAGCTATTCAATGAATCCTATTTTCGCATATCCTGTCTTGACTATTTCGACCTTCGTCGCTGCAATCTCTCTCTATAAATGGGCGGTGCGCTAATGGATTCGCTGCTCTTGATCGCCGCCCTCGCTCTCCCTGCTCCCTCCATCCATTCGGCAAGCGCAAATCAAAGCGCCTTGCCAGGGCGAAAGCATCGAAACCCGGGAAGCGATTTCTGCAAATGCCCCCGAGGATTCCGGCGCGAAAATCGCCTACCTCGATGAGCAATAATCGGCGGCAAGCATTCCTATTCCCCTGCAATGGAAGGCGCCGATTTTTCTTGATATTCTAGTGCAATTTTCAATTCCAAAGCTTATATTTAATACATCGGAATCCCTCAAAAGAAAGATGACAGATGAAAAATATCACCACCGAAGATGCCGAAAAATTCGGCAAGACCTTGGCCGACATCCTCGCCGCCGAAGGCGAAGCATCGGCGCAAGCGGCCTTCGACCTTTTCGCGACCGAGCATGATCTGACCAAGATTGCTCAAAATATGATCCGCAAGCAGTTCAAGCTTGCCGCTGGCATGGAGACCACCCCGCTCAAGCCAGACGGAACCCTCCGCATCGAACAGACCCTCGCAGATATCAAGCTCAAGGGCAAGGCCAGCACTCCCGAACCTGAATCCGAGGAAGCCGCCGCCTTTTCCGCGGTGGTGCATCCCGATCCCTCGGAGGATGCCTCCAAGTGCGAGCCCGCCAAGGTTCCGGAACCAAGCCTAGCTGATTCCGAAGCACTCTACGGCGCGGCCCGCATGAAAGAAATGCTCGCCGAAGGGATCGAGTCTTTTGTCTCCGAACTCAAGCTCGGATGCGAGGATGCCGTTGCCCGTGCGATCTTTTCCGCCTTGCTTGTCCATCCTGGCCGCAAGACCGGAGTCACCCGTCCGCGCATCCTCAAATCCACCTGCGAAAATCCTGTCCGCGTCGTTTGGGAAATCGCCGATGCCGCGCTCGCTCGCATCGGTGGCCTTCCGAGGCGGTGCGATATTGTCAAATATGCCGAAGAAGCAGGGGTGGCCACAGGTACTGCCCGCACCCAGCATCAAGAGTGGTTCAAGGCTCGCCGTCCGGAATTTGTCGCTAAGGGATGGATCAATGAGTAAGCCCGCCGAGGTTTCCAAACGGCGGCTTGCTGGAATCCGGGCGGGCCGTTTGGATCGCCGCAAGTGGCGAGTCCCTCGGTTCAATGTCACCAATATCTCTTTCAGCCGCATACCATTCTGGCAAGACTATCTTGAAGGATATGTGGAAGGCTATTTCCGCTAGACCAAACCCCGCCGTTATTCCTCCCTCGGAGCATAGCCGTTCCGAGGGCTTTTTCATGCTTAGTCATAAGAATTTTCTATAGCTAAGGGCATTCTGTCCAATTTTAGCCATAAGCGATTTTTATGGCTCGCATAAGGCGTTCCTTATGCCATATGCCTGTCCACAAGCCCCGCCTTGATGCTTTCCCATGCCCCTATATGTGCACGCAAGTCGAAACGAAACCAAGCCACAAAAGCATCCCACGAGATTTCAGAAGGGATCGTTATGTTCACAGTAGGAGTGGCCGCACTGCCTCCCACGATCGCTTTTAGGGGCACTAGCACCCTCCACGGCTGGCGATTTTGCCTCCAAAGCAAAATGGGAATTTTTCTCGATTTTCCCCCTATTCCGCTGCTCTCCAAATCCCGCTCCCACCATGTTCCCAATCGTACCTTGTTAACCGAAAACGGCCTACGGTTTTTTGAGTTTTCTAACGTAGGTAGTTGGACGTAGCTTTTATTCGCTTCCCCGACAGTCTGTAGCCACCAGCGTCCAATATCCGCTTTTTCGCATCGTTTGACCTCGATGCTATGCCAGATCATCCCGGCAATATCCTCTCCCCCGTCGGCATATTGAGCGGTATTCCTCCGCAAGGTAGGAGCTACATAACCAAATTCTTCAAAAATCTCGTCAATAATCGGCTGAAACAAATCGATTACCTCGTATTCCCCCGATTTGCCTTTAGTTCGTGCATTCAATGCCATATTATCCTCCATCCATTTCCTGTGATTTGATCCTCGCCAGCTTCTCTATCTCCTGCCTTCCCCTCGGGGCTTTCCGCCCTCCCTCTCCCATCCTAGCCCTATCCCACCGCCTCTCAAGCCATCCCTCGCCGCTGCTCTCGCCTCTCCATCCCTCGCCTTTTCCTTCCCCTCATTTCTTGCATTTGTATTCCTGCAATATACCGCTAATGATTTCCAATTGCATTCCTTTTCATGTTATTTACTAATCACTATAGCTAATCACTATAGCCAACTGTCAAATGCAATAACCAAAGCCTCGGGATATTATTGATATAATAGCATCCTAAAACTCGTTTTTCCGGCTTCACGCTCCAGAAAGATAGATATATTATAAATATAATAATATAATGATATAGCTATCTCTCTTAGGGCTTGGGGGGGGGGGGGGATTAAGAGATTTAAGCCTTATATCCTTATATTCTTAAATTTAGCGGCGCACTTCCAAATTTGCGGAATAACATATTCATATTAGCCATATATTTCCTCATATTCCAAAATTCCGGAAGCCTTATATATTATCATATCTCCTTATATCCTTATATTAGCGGCAACTAGAGTCCAGTTTTGGAGCGGATGCTTGGGCCTGGGGCCTTAGCAATTGGAGAGCGACGCGGAGCCTAGTCGCCAATTATTTTTGACTGATGTCAAAAATATCTTGCATCTTTGACCGCTAGTGGCTATATTTAGAGCATGAGCAAGGCAAATTCACCCAAGATTCACCTAAGACCGAAATTTTTTGTCAGGCTAGAAGATGCTATCTTCTGGTGGCTGGCTTGCAGATATGCTTCGCGTAGTGCCTTTTATCCGGCTTTCAGTGACATCTTTGCTGCTCATCAGAATCATGGCTGTACTTGTAAACTATGCAATGCCCATCGAAGTCGAGAAGCCAGAATGAAGGCTCAGTGATCGCTAGGTTGTATATTTAGAGCGGGAAGGCAATTCAACCGAAAGGAAAAAGATGAAAAAGAGCAAGTTGGTGAACAATCAGTGCAAGATTTACAAGGGAATATGGGAAGGGGAAAGGATTGTGGTGCGGTGCCACTGGGGCGATGAGTGCGGCAATGGCCACAACTCCCTCGGTATCACTGGATCAACCAAGGATATGGGTGGATGCCTTCACCGGGAGATCCTGGAAGCTGAAGGAATACCTGTGGAAATCAAGGATCTGGTGCCCTTCCATCTCTGCAACCCCGAAGGGCCGATGTACTATATCGAAAATACCATTTTTCATGTGCAGGAGGGCCATTTGAATTATGCGCGGGATACTGCGATTGCCAATTGGCCGGAGGGCCACCCGCTTTGGGTCTCGGATGCCGATTTGGGGAACGAAAAGGTTCTGGAAGCTCGTCGCCCTTTGCTGGTAGCAGAGCTTCGCAAGCGCTTGGAAGCGGCGGGGTTTGCATGGTAGCCCTGCTCGCCGCCCTTTGGGCCGGATGCCTCACGCCGGAGATGCAGGATTCCTCCTTGGCCATCGCCGATCGTGCTTTTGCCTCTGGTGATTCTACCACCGCTTGGAAGGCTTGGGACGCTGGCACCATGGATCGTTTTGCGTGCCAGTTGCCAGGAAGCGAATTTGAGAAAACCGCTAGAAAGGAGAGTGCAGAATGAAAAGCATACCAAAGGTCGGAGACATTGTAATCCCTCACGCTTTGAGCGTTTCAGGGAGCGAAAGTAGCAAGCGATGGATCGGAAAGAAGGGCAAAGTCGTTGCTTATCCTACTCCCGTGAGAGGGGTCCGGGTGGAATTCTTCATTCCACCAACCGAAATGGGCAATGTGGGAAACGATTTCGATCATATTCATTTCGTCTACTGGCCGAAAGATCTGGAGTTGGTGGCAAGGGATGGTGTCGCCGGGCTGTCTCATGAAAAGAGCCTGAACCAGTTGAAAAGCGAACTTAGAGACCTCCAAATGTCGACCGATTTGGCAAACTTGAAACTTCAAGCCCTTCGCGAACAGATAGCAGAGACCGCCGACCGGATACGCAAGCCGGGCGAGGTATGGCAGAATGAGGTTACCGGAGTGCGCTGGCTGGTGAGGGCGGCAACTCCGTTTGAGAGGCAGAAGGAAGGTGCCTCTTGGCGTCCTCTCGTTTGCCTGTCCGAAACGGGGAATTATCATGCTGGCAGTGAGCTAGATATTACCAATCTCACCGACGAGTATTTCCACGATCATTACAGGTATATCGGCAAGATCTACAATCTGAATGGGGATGTTGCCTAGCAATTATCAGAAGGTCTCCCTAACCCGCTAGAGTGATGCCAATTTTGACAAAAAAGCCCTCCAATCGGAGGGCTTTTTGCTTAGGTCAGGGCTTAGGGATAGCGAAGATACGGCCCGTAAATCCCAGTGAGGCACCCTGAGAGCGGGGAAGCTCTTGGAGCTCGCCGGAAGCCAAAAGGCTTTCCAAAGTCCGCTTCAAGGCAGTCGTGGCACCTTGCCGATCCCCCCGGAATGACGCGAGATTGGCCGTGCGCCGCTGAAAATAAAGGTAGGGGATCAAGCCCTTTTGCCGTAAGCCGGTGGGTAGGGCATAAGACTCTGAAAGCACCTTTTCATCGGTGGTAAAATAGCCATCAAGGGCGCGGCGAAGGTCTGCGATTTGCTTGGAGTCCCCTTGCCCGACATCACCGGAAGTGAATTTTGCTGACATGATATTTAGGTCCTTTTTAACTAGGTTTATAGCCCAAATGGCCTGTTCTTCTGATATGATAGGCTGGTGCGGGTTATCTGCTACCGCAAGCAAAGCGCCGAGTTTTAGCGCTTTCAAATGGGCGCGATTCCACAATTGGGCTTCGGTATCCATTTTGGCATTGTTTATCTTGGCGTCGGCTTCCTCGTTCAGGGCGTCTAAAAGGTTAGCCGCTTCCATACTTTGGGAGACGTTTACCACATCAAAACTATTTTGCAAACCGGTGGATGCCGCCACAAGCTCTATCAAGCGACGAGCTAGTTCTTCTGGCACTGCCTGATTGGGGGATTTGTTGGAGGGAGGACGTAGGCCGGAGTAATGGATTACCAGAAATCTCGGAATCAAGCCTTCCGAGATGTTCGATTGAGAAACCCCCTCATAAAAGGTTTCTGGCGTCGACTCTCCCAGGAGGGTAAGGCTAGGACTGTGGACAGCGGCTGTTGATTTATCCGAATCGGAATAGACTGAAGCACGCAAAGTTTGATTTGCGCCGCTCTTCCCGTAGACATCTAGTAAGACCTTTCGGAACATTCCAGATAAAACATTATGTTTATCGGTGATTGATTGGAGCACTAGTCCGAATTCACCTAGAATAGATACTACACAAGGCTTTTTCGCTAGGGTTTTCACAAGGGCTGGTCCGGACGCGAATGCAGCGGGGCCAATGAAATCGTCGATGATCGGTACAGTTTGGCGTACTTCTGCCAAGAGCTTGTCAATGCTACTTTGCATCCCCTCCTTGCCAGTTCCGGTCTTTGCCAAAAGTAAGATATATTGGTTTAGGCCCGCTCCGGAGATGTTGTAAGCGCGTCCTGTCAAACCCGCAAGCAAACCGATCGTAGCTGCTACTGAGATTTCTTGGACAGGGCGAATGGACACCGATAAGAAATAACGAGCGATTTCGCCCGCAAAGCCCGGTGGAAGGATAACTGCCCCTTCTTGTTTCTCCTTTGATTTCTTTGGTTTTTCCGGAGTTTTTGGAAGCTGAATTTTTGAAAAATCAATCGTTTCTTCCTTTTCCCCTCGGACTCTCCGCAAAGAGTAGTCGAGGTAGCGATCGTCTCGGATAGCCTTGTCGCGCTTCCCTAGGGGCGATGCGCGAAAGATGCGCCGTACTTGGGGATTGGAAGCACTATAGAACGCCAGAATGGAAAGCAATGCTAGGTCCGCTTCCGAGTGACTAGAATAGCCGGTCATATCCCCATTAGTGAGAGCTTCAAATTTGGCCCCATTTTCGGCACCAATGGCCATGTCAAATAGCTCGTCATCTGTAAGTAGTTCTTTTCCGCTTTCGTCTAACTCGGAAAGAACTGCCTCCGGCATTTCGGAGATAAGGGCGTCTATCATGGATTGGTTTTCCACAATAGGTTTATTCCAGATCGCGTTGCCGGTGAGGATCATGAATCTACCGGAATCGTAGATTTCGACACGACCCCGATGCCGCCCGCCGCCAGGGAGCTTCCCCCTGGCGATAATATGGTAGCCCCTCCCGCTTGTGGAGATCTCCGCATAGCTGGCAAAAGAGGTTACAATCTTTTTGTGCACTTCCTTTTCTTCGGGTGGACAAGGATCGTATTCCTTGTCATCCAAATCAATGACCACGAATGGATCAGTTTTAGCAAAGATAAACCCGAGAGGTTTACCCCATTTGGCAGCATCCTCGAAGGTACCCCATGTATTCGGGTCGTTGACCCTTGCCGCTTTGCCCGTTTTTGGATTGATGGGGCTACGATCCGAACCAGCGATGCACCATTGTGGCAGCACTTTTAGTTCAGGAGGGAGATTTTCAAACATGGCATCCTTTCTAGCTCCAAGAGCTTTCCTTCAATATAGGCAAAAATCTCTTGGTTTTCTCGCTATTTTTCATATCTTATATAAAGGCGAGCAATGAAGCCGCCAACTGAAAGGGAAAAGATGAAAGACTTGGGAACCAAATGGGAGAAAGGCGTTTTCAGCCTTGAAATCAGTCAGACGATCGAGTCCCGACTCGATGAATTGACCAATCCCCGTGATGCGGATGAAACCGCCGAATCAGAGTTTTTGGTCGGTCTCCCTTTCAAGGCGATTCGGGTCAAGCGTACTATTCGCTGCACCGAAGCCGGAACCTTCACGTTCATCGAACCGAATTACTCGGAGGTGGTAGCATGAGCGATGCAACCGATACCCCGATCAATCCAGAATTAGTCGAAGGGCGCGAAGCGGCTAAAACTCTTTCCCCGGCCTATTTGGGGTTGCTCGACGCATGGGAAAAATCTGCACAAAATTTGGCTATTGCAAAGAGCCAGGAAATTTCTCTCCGTAACGCGATCTATCAGTTTTCCTTCGAGAATCCGAAGGAAGGGACGAACTCCAAGCCGCTTCACCAAGGGTGGTTGCTGAAAGCAAAATTACCTATCGACCGGAAGGCGGACGAAGCGCAAATTTCATCGGTGCGCGAACTCCTTGCCGAAGTGGGCGGATCTTTGGACGCAGTGGTTCGATTCGAGCCCAAATTGAATGTCGCAGTTTACAAGGCCCTTCCGGAAAATCAACGGGAAATCGTTGATTTGATGGTTACGGCCAAGCCGGGAACTCCCCAGTTGGAAATCGTGCTTCCGAAGAAAGCGGCGAAGGTATGATGCCGCTAGTGCCTATCGCCGCTGGTTTGGCAGTAGCCAAAATTGTCACCAGCGTGCAAAAATCTGCCACTGCAACCAAAATTTCAGAACCTCTTTCCAAGGCACTGAATCTTGGAAAAATTTTGGACGTAAAAGCATGAACATAGAACCTATCAAAGGTGCGGTGATTCATTGCCATCACCAACCCGGAGACCCGGACTGTGACTGCTATCCGGAATGCCCGGAATGCGGTAACTCATACGATCCCGAAGAAGGGCACTTTTGCGGGGAAGACGACCCGTGCTACGAGTGCACATCCATGAGGTGTAACATTTGCGAGTATGGCGACTCGGAGGAAATCTGATGCGTCCAACCATCGGGATGACTGCGTATTCAGACAAATGCAGTGATACGATATCATTTTCACTCGAATTGATTGATTATCTTTGGGGAAGACGCCAGCAGACATCTAGAGATCCTGAATCAGGAGGTCAACTATTCGGGATTATCAATAACTATGGCATAATTGTTACGACTGCATCCGGCCCATATTCAAATGATATGAGGAGTTCAACGCGCTATCAATCCGATCCCCTTCAGGCTCAAAAAGAAATTGAGCAACAGGCAAAGCGTGGACAGCTATATCTCGGAGAGTGGCATACTCATTGTCAAAATCTACCTAATCCTTCACATTATGACATTACTGCAATGAAGGCATTAGTGGCATCATCTTCATTGAACTTGCGCCATGCAATTCTTCTAATAGTTGGAAATAACCATATTCCGAACAGCTTTTATATTGAATCATTCGGCAAAACCGATTCGATCAAGTGGAATATGATCGGATTAAGTCAAAATGAGACAAGCGCCAAGCGTAAAAACTTCACTGCGGAGGAAATAGGCAATGCCTGAATCTACTAAATTGGAGATCAAGTGCCCTTTGGATGCGATTTCGATACTGCTAGAGACCATCCAGGTGCTTAATGTTGCTGGAACTGCGTTTTTCAAAGTAGCCCCGATCGAGATCCGCAACAACCCCGATATGGTGAGAGCATTGGAGAATCACACTTCGGCTCTAAATCATGCATTGCAGGTGGCTGAATGGTACCGAGGGAATCTCAAAATACTGGAGAAACAGTTTGAATGACTGTTTCCTTGACTATTTTACCGCTTTCTTTCTGGTAGCGGCAATGGTCTATTTCGGGGTAAGGCTACTATAAAACCTAAATATGGCCATCTTTTTCAAAGAAAAAGGCTATATTCTAACTATCAAAAGAAAGGGATTTATGCTAACTTGGACTACGACCGATCAAGCAGCGGCTTCGCAGGGCATTGCTGCTTTGATCTATGGCGAGTCGTCGATGGGTAAAACCACTTTGGCCGCTACCCTCGACCCATCGAATACAGTCATCCTATCCGCCGAAGCGGGACTGCTTTCGCTGCGAAAGCACAAGATTACGGCGGTCGAAATTCACAACTTGGACGATCTCAACGAGGCGTTCGATTTGGTGTTCAGCGCTTCGATGGATTGGGTCAAGAATGTGGTTCTTGATTCTCTCACCGAGATCGCCGAACAGATCTTGGCGAATCGTAAAACGGTTCGTACCGATGCGCGGCAAGCATACGGGGATATGGGCGACGGAATGATCGCCATTGCCAAGAAGTTTCGTGATGCCCCCGGCAAAAATAAATTCCTTTTGTGCAAACAGGAATTTATCCAAGATGAAACTTCCAACCTCATGCTGAGTAGTCCGGCAATGCCAGGTAAAAAGGTTGGCCCACAGCTTCCTTATCTCTTCGACGAGGTGTTCAAAATTGGAATCGGAAAAGATCCGACCACCAAAGAGACCTTTCGTTATATCCAAACACAGCCCGATGTGAATACCAGAGCAAAAGATCGGTCGGGTGCTCTTGAGATGTACGAGCCTTTTGAACTCGACCCCGCTACCGGATTTCCGGTTCCTGGAACGGGACTTGCCAACATCATCGCGAAAATCACAATCAAGGAAGGTGCACAATGAGTCTTTTCCATTTTGACGCAACCCAGGTTCCGACTCTCGGGGATCGCACCCCGATCCCCGATGGAGACTACAATATCAAGGGAGTCGAGGTCGAGCGAAAGCCCACCAAGGACGATCCGCAATACAGCTTTTTGGCATTCGTGTTTGAGGTGATCGACGGCCCTCATGCAGGATACCGCATCTTCGAGAACATCAATCTTTGGAACAAGAATCCTACTGCGGTGGATATTGCCGCTAAGACTCTGTCTTCCATCTGCCACGCCACCGGAGTTCTTGTGGTGGAAGATCCGGCGCAGTTGCTGAATCGCCCGATGAAAGCCCATGTCAAGACCTCTCCAGCCAAGCCCCCCTACGATGCGTCGAACAAGATCACGAGCTATGGCACTTATGAGGGTCCGATCGGTGGCGCTGGGGTTGGTGCAACCGCTGCTCCCGCTCCCGCTCGCCCTGTGGCGGCCCCTGCCGCTCCCGCTCGCCCCGCTGCTCCGATGGCCCCTGCTCCGGCCCCTTCAATCCCCACCGCTCCCGCTGCTCCCATCCCGCCGCCCTTCGCGGCCTCGATGGCTCCTAGCGCTGCTCCGGCTATCCCCGATGCCATTCCGGTCGTTTCCGAAGACGAAACCCCGATTTGGGCACGCAGCAAGTGAGCGAAATCAGAAGGGCCAATCTTAGCGAGTTGATAGTCGCATTGATAGCGATCATCACCGCTTGGATCTGGCCTATTACCAAATACGAATCGCCGGCGACGGAATCCGCCCGCGAATCGCCGGCATCTGCGACGAGACCACCGATTATTGGGGTCGGTATGGGCGTTGCAACTGCTAGTTTGCGTTTGCACGTCGATGATTTGCCACTTGCCCCAGTTCTGGTTCTGGCAAGCTAGTAGCGAATTAAGATCTGGTTTCCCGGCTTCCACGAAAAGCCGGGTTTCGGGGACAAGGAATGGTATTGGTGGCTTTCTTCTCTTTCACCGCCAATACGAAAGGTTCGATACCTTTCTCCCCGTCTTATGATTTTAGCAACTAAAACCCTCGCTGCCATTAACTCCGGATTGGAACTAGACCAAGGTGCGAAATACCGAGGGCTGTTAAAAGACGCCATGTCGGATATCGGGGATGCCTTCGACTCTAAACCGGATCTCATGCCTAGATCGCATCTAGGAGCTTCGCTCATCGGAAAAGAGTGTGCCCGAGAACTTTGGTATTCTTTTCATTGGGCAGTTTATTCTAGGCATGAGGGGAGAATACTTCGGTTGTTTAATCGCGGGCATCTGGAAGAGGCTCGTTTTATTGCTCTAATGCGCACCGGTGGGATGTCCACATGGCATCAAGACAATGGCCATCAATTCCGTATCTCCGGAGTTGGGGGACATTTCGGCGGATCCTTAGACGGGGTAGGGGCCGGATGCCCAGATTTGCCCGTGGGGATCTACTGTCTTTTAGAGTTCAAGACCCATTCAAAAAAGAATTTCGATGCACTAGTAAAGACCGGGGTTGAGAAGGCGCAACCAAAACACATCATACAATGTAATCAATATATGGGCTATTACAAGCTACCTTGGACTTTGTACTGCGCCGTATGTAAAGATAACGACGCTTTGCATTTAGAGTTGATACCTTATGACCGGATGAACCGAGAAAGCTATTTCGAGCGGGCTGGTGCAATCATAGCGGCAAAAACACCCCCGCCCAAAATTAACCATTCGATCTCTTGGTTTGAATGTAAATTTTGCGATATGAAAGACCTGTGTTATGAGAAGCGGGGATGTGAACATAATTGTAGAACATGTGAAAATGCTACTCCTATAGCTACAGGCAAAGATGCGATTTGGCATTGCCAGCGTTTTAACCGCTCTTTGAGTAAAGCAGAGCAATTTGCCGGGTGCGAAAGCTGGAAAGTAATCGAAGGTATGCAATAATGCAACTGAGGGATTACCAGATCGAAGCGGTGGAATCGATCTATTATTACATGCGTCACAAGCATGGAAATCCTATTGTAGCTGCTCCTACGGGTACTGGCAAGAGTTTAATTATAGCGGGGTTTATTAAGCGAGTACATTTGGAGCACCCAGAAACCAAGATTCTAATGCTCACTCATGTACAAGAGCTTATTGAGCAGAACCTAAATAAACTAAAGGAGCTTTGGCCTTCCGCTCCGGTTGGGATATATTCCGCTGGACTTAACCAGAAAACTTTGGGGCTTCCGATCATATTTGGAGGTATTCAAAGTTTATACGGAAAAGGCGAGGAACTAGGCAAGGTTGATATTGTGGTAATTGATGAATGCCACATGGTTTCTCCGAGGCAAGAAACCACTTATATGAAACTGATAAATGATTTACTAATGATAAATCCTTTGCTGAAAGTTATAGGATTCACCGCTACTGCTTTTCGATTGGGCCTTGGGATGCTCACCCGAGGCGGTCTATTTGACGATATTTGCTGGAATGGATGTTCTAAAGACAAATTCAACTGGTTTATTGAAAACGGATACTTGAGCAGATTGGTCCCAAAATCCACCGAAACCATTTTAGATCTGCACGATGTGACTATTCGCCGGGGGGATTTTGTTGAAAAGGAATTGCAGCAAGCGGTAAACAAGCATTCGATCACGGTTGCAGCAATTGAAGAAACTTTAGAAGTTGCGGGAAATCGAAAGCATTGGCTTATTTTTTCGTCCGGACTAGACCATGCCAAGGCCATTGCCGAAGCATTGGAAGATTACGGGGTTTCGGCAACTTGGGTGAGCGGTGACCTAAAGAAGGATGTAAGAAAAGAGCGAATCGACGGTTTTAAGTCCGGCAAATATCAGGCCATGGTAAACTATGGGGTATTGACCACCGGATTTGATTTTAGCGGCATTGATCTAATAATCATGCTTCGGCCCACAATGAGTCCGGTGCTATGGGTACAGATGCTTGGAAGAGGGACTAGGATAGACCCTGAAAAAGAGAACTGCATGGTGCTTGACTTTGCCAGCAATACTGTGCGATTGGGGCCTATCAACGATCCGGTGATTCCAAGGAAACGAGGGGAAGGGGGTGTAGGAATCGCCCCGGTGAAGTTATGTCCTACTTGTGGCACCTATATTCATGCAAGTATTCGAGTATGTCCCGAATGCGGTTTTGAATTTCCTCCAAATCTCACTGATTGGAGAACTACTGCAAGTACCGCCGAATTGATAGCCTCGGTGGATGCGCCCTTAGTAGTAGATCATCCTGTGAATACAGTTACCTATTCGGTGCATCATAAAGAGGGCAAACCGCCTTCGATGAAAGTAACTTATATCTGTGGCTATCGCAGATTCGACGAATATATTTGCTTTGAGCATGGTGGTTTTCCAACAATGAAGGCCAAAGCATGGTGGAGATCCAGAATTCCCACAGGCATTATTCCTCCAACTACTGAGATCGCTTTGCTGGCGTCAAAGTTTTTGCCAGCACCAAAAGCTATTAGGGTATGGGAAAAGAAAAAGAATCCGGAGGTGAGAGGATATGTCTTCTAAAGAACGCGAACTGGAAATTTCTATTCAAGAGGATCAGATCCATTTTCAAAAATGGAAATGCTGTCTAAACTGCGATCATGGTAGAGAGTTAATAGCGGGGCATCCGTGCCTAAAATGGAACGCAATACCTCCCCTAGATGTGCTAATGGTTGGATGCAATTCTTGGGAAGGTATACTCCCTTTTTAGGAACAAGATCTTTTCTTATTTGCATAACCGCTTTTGAATTTTCGAGTATATTATAGCTCTTAGGCAAGCGCCTTCACTCAACCAAAGGAAATATCATGGAACCCATCAATCCGGCTTTCGTCCCTGACGTGACGATGAATCCCGAACCCGCCCCCATTTCGGCCCCTGCCGAAGCCGTCACCCCGGTGAAGGCTAAGAAGGAAAAGAAGGCCAAGGTGCCCAAGGAGCCGAAGCCCCCCAAGGTGCCGGTCATCCGCTTGGAGCACGACAAGAAGAACGGGGTCATCAAGCCCGGCCCTGAAACCAGCACTGGCAAGATTTGGGCCATCTGTAAGGATCTGGGTGATGCCACCGGGGAAATCCCCAAGCGTGCAGCGGTGATCGAAAAGGCGATGTTGCTCGGTTTGAATGCCGGGACAGCTTCCACCCAGTTCGGTCGGTTCTGCAAGTACTGGGGAATCAGCAATCCCCGTCCTACGGCCTTCAAGAAGAAGGAAGCTCCGGAAGGCCAGAAAGCCCCGCCCAAGGCCGAAGCCACCGGCGAGCGAGGGAGCAAGAGCGGCAAGCAGGGGCTTACTGCCGCTGCGGGCGCTGCGGCCTTGGGCGAGATCAAGGTCGAAACCCCTTCGGAAGACACTGCGGCCTAATGGCCAAGGAAAACGAACTCAAGGCGGGGAACCAATTGGTTCCCCGTTCTTGTTTTAACGATCAGTTACCCCAAAAGCAAGTAGACAGTCCCGTTCTAAAAGTGCATAGCATTTTTAGAAGCATTCAAGGCGAGGGGCCTTTGGTTGGAGAACCTGCAATTTTCATTCGGTTGGCTGGCTGTAACCTGCAATGCAAAGGATGCGATACCGATTATACAAGCGAACCCACGAGTTGGGATCCGCTTGATTTGGCCGGGCATATTCGGTTAATGGCCACCATAGCAGGGTTCAACCCACTTGTGGTAATCACAGGGGGCGAGCCTTTCCGGCAAAACATTACTCGCCTAGTGGAAGGTTTGCTTTTCGCTGGACTGCGAGTTCAAATCGAAACCAACGGTACTTTGGCTCTAAAGAAATTTCCTTATGGGCAAGTAACCATTGTTTGCTCTCCCAAGACGCCGAAGATCAATCCGGTTTTGGTTCCTCACATTTCGGCCTACAAATATGTGATCCAAGCCAACGGAGTGGATCTGGAGGACGGCCTACCTTCTAAGATTCTCGGAAAGGATCAAAGAGTAGCAAGGCCGATCTACGGCGGGCCGATGAAAATCACCAAGCGAAAGGTATTCGTTCAGCCTTTCGATGACCAAAATAATCCTGAAAATTCCAACCAAGCGGCAGCTTTGGCAGTAGCTTTGACCTATGGCTATCGCTTCGGTCTTCAAATTCACAAACTGGTGGCGCTACTATGAGCGGAAAGATTCCGAAGAAGACCACGGGGTGTGGGGACCCAAAATTTTGCTCTTGCGCGGCGTGCAAAGCGCTTCGAGAAGGGCAAATCGAGCAGGAGCAAGAGCGATGCCCGCTCTTGCCGATCCCCGCCGTAGCGATGCCCGCTCCTGCCGATCCCCGCCGTAGCGGGCCTTTCCCGGCATCCAAATTTCCTCACGGCACCTTGGAATTTTCGGCAAGAGGATTTAGCGGGTACTATAATTCAGCCGGGGAATGGATTTCAACATCATCGCACCGTTTTACAGGAAAGGTTTAACAATGAGTAAGAAAGCTGTCTTGATTGTTTCTGGTGGAATGGACTCGGTAACTTTGGCTCATTATTTTCATGCCAAAAGATACGACCTCACCTTGCTGTCTTTTGATTATGGCCAGCGCCATGTGAAAGAGTTGCAATTTGCTAAAGCGTGCGCAGATCGCTTGGGAGGAATCCACAAGATTGTGGATTTGCATTCTGTTACTGCCCTTCTTCCCGGATCATCCCTCACTGATTCCTCGGTGGAAGTTCCGGAAGGCCACTACGCAGCGGAAAGCATGAAAGTCACAGTAGTTCCTAATCGTAATGCGATCATGCTGGCTATTGCTTGGGCACACGCTGTGGCAATCGGGGCGGAAGCAGTCGCTTTCGGTGCTCACGCCGGGGATCACTTCATCTATCCCGATTGCCGCCCCGAGTTTTTCAACGCCATTTCCAACGCCTTTCGCAAGGGAAATGAGGGTTTCGGAAATCCCAATTTGAAGTTGTACGCCCCGTTCATCGATTTCACCAAGGCCCAAGTAGCCGATCTTGGTCGGGAGATGGGGGTGCACTTCGAGGAAACTTGGAGTTGCTACAATGGCAGAGAAAAGCATTGTGGAAAATGCGGGACCTGTGTGGAACGGAAGGAAGCGTTCGCTTTAGCAGGGATCGTAGATCCCACGGAGTATGAAGAATGATTTCTGCAACGCGATTCCACGACATATCGGTCGGTCATACTGTCACAGGCCATGAGTCCAAATGCGCTCATTTGCATGGGCATAACTACCGAGTTCACTTCAAGATTGCTCCTGTCGAAGGCGAAACCTTGGACTCAATCGGGAGGGTCATTGATTTTTCGGTCGTTAAAGACCGACTTTGCTCTTGGCTTGAAAGGTTTTGGGACCATAAATTTTTGATTTGGAGGGAAGATCCTAGATGCAATGCACTCGTTGCCATCGATAAGGGTGGGGTAATATGCGTACCATTTAACCCTACCGCTGAAAATATGGCTACTTATCTTCTCGAAAAGATCGGGCCTACCTTTCTTCCGCCTTCTGTGAAATTAACGGAAGTGAAGATCGAAGAAACCTACAAATGTTCCGTGGAGGCTTCCCTTGACCGATAAACTTTTTCTCACCCAATACCTCACTTTGCGCGATGTAGCAGTAAGAGCCGAGAGAGTAGCAAAAACAATAACCGATGAAGCATTGCATGGGCAGCGGTTATTCCATCCTGCCGTTTATGGGATTCCAAGGGGCGGAATCCCCGCTGCTTTCGCAGTTCTTCACGCTTTGCGTGAAGACAATCCGGCTTGGGATATGACCGATGACCCGGAAAAGGCCACGATTTTCATCGACGATATTATCGATTCGGGAGAGACCATAGGCCGCTATCTGAAAAAATATCCACAGGCAGTCGGTGGGTATGCCCTTGTGGACAAAGTGCGCAACCCTTGCGATGAAGGTTGGTTCGTTTTTCCTTGGGAAGCCAAGGATGGAAAAGATGATGAAGGCATCCGAGCGAATATCACGCGCCTTTTGCAATATATCGGTGATGATCCGAATCGAGAGGGGCTTTTAGAAACCCCTGCCAGGGTGGAAAAGGCGTATCGAGAATGGTTTAGTGGCTATGGGCATGAAGGGGCCGAAGTCCTAAAAACATTCGAGGATGGTGCAGAGAAGACCGACGAAATGATCGTTGTCGGTCCTATCTCTTTTTATAGCCATTGTGAACATCACATGGCCCCTTTCTTTGGCTCGGTGCATATTGCTTATATCCCGGATGGGAAGATTGTTGGCCTTTCCAAGTTTGCACGATTGGTGGAGATTTACTCCCGCCGACTGCAAGTGCAGGAAAGGCTCACTACGCAAATCGCAGAGTCTTTGCAAGAGGGCCTTTGCCCTAAAGGGGTAGCGGTATTGGTAAAGGCTCGCCATCTTTGCATGGAATCCCGAGGGGCAAAGAGCATCGGAAGTACTACCACTACCTCAAAATTGCTGGGAGCAATGAAAACTTCGGAAGCCAGATCAGAATTTTTGAGGCTCTGTGCATGAAATTATACATCGCAGGATATTATACCGCAAATTTTGAAAAAAATTCTACCGCGTATAATAAACTCGATGGTGCGGAAAAAATAATGCACGACTCAGCCCCGAACCGGCTTGAGTCGTACTATTATATCAATAATCCGAAGGTTATTGAACGCATCCGAGCCAATGGGGAAAAGATCTTCCTCGACTCGGGGGCGTTTTCTGCATTCACCAAGGGGGCTAAAATCGAAGTAAAAGATTATGTGGCGTATATAACTAGAAATTTAGATGTTATCGAACGAGCGGATGGAACCATCATGGCATCCGTACTTGACAGCATCGGGGATGCTTACAAGACCTACTGCAACCAGAAAGAAATGGAAGGGATGGGACTTGCTCCGTTACCTTGCTTCCATTATGGGGAAGACGAACGCTATCTAGAATACTACGTTGCCAATTATCCATATATAACTTTGGGAGGAATGGCAGCGGTCAGTACTTCTTTAATTCAAATTTGGTTAGACCATATTTGGTCGAAATATCTTACCAATGCGGATGGCACCGCAAAATTGAAGGTGCATGGCTTCGCTATCACTACCCCTTCGATCATGCGGCGATACCCTTGGTATTCGGTTGACTCTTCTTCCTGGGTGAGAATCGGTATGACCGGAGGTATCATCCTTCGTAGAAACCAAAAGGTTATCGCCATATCGAAAACGTCACCTAGTAGGAAATCGGCATGGCAGCATATCGACACCCTTCCTCCTATGGTGAAGGAAAACGCACTAGCGGAAATAAGGCAATACGGGGTAGATCCTGAACGCTTGAAGGAAATCCAATATGCCCGATGGGCTTTCAATGCTGGTATATTTTCATTGATCGAAAAAGATTGTACTGTGGATAAATTCTCTCAGTATGAAGTGGGGTTCTTCTAATGCTGCAAGCTCTAAAATTCGTTAAAGGTGCCATAGCAAAACGAGATTTTGCACCAATCTTGACCCACTTTGGTATCAGTGAAGGCCGAATCGTCGGCTATAATGGACTACTCGCTCTGTCTTCTCCAATCAATTTAGATCTGGTAGTGAATCCAAAGGCCGATGTTTTCATAAACGCTATCTCGAATTGCTCAAATCAAGTCCAAATAACCCAACTCCCTTCCGGGAATATCTCGGTGAGATCCGGTTCTTTCAGGGCCACGATTCCATGCGATCCAAGCCCATTTCCTGAAATAAGAATCGGTGGAACAACTCTCACAGTGGAAGCACCTATTCTTCCGGCCTTGCGAGCCGTAGAACCTTTCATTTCCGAAGACGCCAGTCGCCCTTGGAGCCGAGGGGTGCTATTTCGGGGGAAGAGTGCATTTGCAACTAATAACGTTTGCATTGTAGAGTATTGGATCGGTTGCCATTCCCCAGTCGAATTCTGCATTCCATCGGATGCAGTGGCCGAAATGCTTCGTATCGGAGAAGAGCCGCAAACAATGGAGATCACCGAGTGTAGTTTAACCATTCGATATTCAAAGGATCGCTGGCTATTTACGTCCACAGTTGAAGGCAAGTGGCCGGATGTATCTGGTATTTTGGACCGCTATGATCTACATCCGACTTCTATCCCGGCCACCTTCTTCGATGCACTTCGGATGTTGAAAAACTTTGTTCCGAAAGACGGCACCTGTCGATTGGAAGATGGCAAAGTCGCAGCGGGAGCGGATGATAATACCGAAGGCGAGGTTGAGATTCCGGATCTTCGTGGCTCTGGAAAATACGCTTGGCGCTATCTTACCCTTTTAGAAGGAATGGCTACCAAGATTGATTTTACTTCCCCTCCTTGCGGATTTGTAGGAAAAAATCTTCGAGGATTAATTTCTGGTTGGTCTAATGAGAACTGATAATGTTGGTTTCTTTTGGGCTGACGCCTTTGAAATAAAGGTCAAAAAAGAAGCCAAACCGGTAAAAGTTATTCCTGAAAAAGTATGGCTAAACGATGATTATTTGCCCGGCTTGGCCCAGGCAAAAGCAATGCCCGGAATGAAGTTCTTAAATAATGAGGAACTTATCCAACTGCGAGCATCCGGTGATCGAATGCTTTTTGACATTGAGTGCTACCCAAATTATTTTTTAGCGTCTTTTAGATCGTATTTGACCGGAAAAGCAATTTACTTTGAACTTGGAGGGAGCAAAGAGTTTGAGCCGGAAATGGTCAGATGGATATTAACTAACTTTACTATTATCGGATTTAATTCTTTGAACTACGATTTGCCGATCGTTTCTTTGGCAATAGCTGGCAAATCAATGGAGAAACTAAAGCAGGCTACTGATGATATTATTTTGCGAGGTATGCGTCAACATGAAATAATGCGAAATTACAAAACTAAGTTAATTCAGTGCGATATGATAGACCTTATGGGGCTTACCCCGCTGGCCCCGAGTCTAAAGACCTGCTCTGGCAGATTGCATACCCCTAAGATGCAAGACCTTCCATTCGAGCCGTCCAAAATTTTGAACGATGACCAAAAAGCAATTGTCAGATGGTATAATCTAAACGGAGATCTCACCGCCACCGGATTTCTTTACCACAGGCTCAAATCTCATATCGAACTGCGCGAAGCGATGTCCGCAGATTATGGAATGGATCTTCGGAGTAAATCGGATCCCCAAATTGCAGAAACCATAATTGGAGCCGAGTATACCAAGATCACTGGCGAGCGACCTACTAGATCGGAGGTATCTATAGGGGCTGTCCACAGGTATGCCCCACCCGCATTTATCCAATTCCAAAGCCCCCTTTTGCAATGGGCATTCAAGGCCATCACTGAGGCCGAATATATCGTCGATGATAAGGGCAGGATAGGCTTGCCAAAGGCCGTGAAGGCTCTTAAACTGGAAATAAATGGCAGCATCTATCGAATGGGCATCGGCGGCTTGCATTCAAGCGAAAAATCCTCCTGCCATGTAGCTACGGATTTGGTCGAATATCACGATCTCGATGTGACTTCTTATTATCCTAGAACCATTCTGAATAGTGGATTATTTCCTCTAAATCTAGGGCCACTATTTCTTCGGATCTATGATGGGATTGTAGTAAAACGAGTCCATGCAAAGGAAGTGCATATTAAGGTTACTGCCAATGGCCTAAAAATCGTAATTAATGGCACTTTTGGCAAAATGGGTAGCAAATACTCCATTATTTATGCACCAGCCCTTTTGATTTATGTAACCCTTACGGGGCAATTGTCTTTGCTCATGCTCATTGAAGCATACGAGTTAGCTGGACTTCATGTGATAAGTGCAAATACCGATGGTATTATCATCGAATGCGCCAAATCTCAGGTAGCCTTGATGAATGAAATCAAGGCTCGGTGGGAAAGTATAACTGGTTATGAAACCGAAGAAACCAGCTATAAAGCAGTCTATTCCAGAGATGTTAATAATTACATAGCCATCAAAACCAACGGCGAAGCAAAATGCAAAGGGGTGTTCTACAACCCTTTTCTTGACGAAGATCCACGAAAGGCACTAGAGCATAACCCAAGCAATACGATATGTTCAGATGCGGTGGTAAATTATTTAACTAAGGGAATCCCGCTAAAAGATACTATTGAAGGGTGCAAAGATATAACCGCTTTTCTCACAGTACGTAGGGCTAAAGGCGGGGCGGTAAAGATCTGGGAAGACGGGCGAATCGAATATCTGGGAAAGGCGGTTCGCTGGTATTATTCTACCGAAGCGAAAGGCGCTATAATCGGCGCCGAAAGCGGCGACAGAGTTGCCAATACCGAAGATTCAAGGCCGGTGATGGAGCTTCCACAATGCTTCCCGGAAGATGTGGATATTGCCCGCTACATCCAGGAGTCTTCCGAAATGCTGACCGATTTAGGATTGTGAAGTTATATCTAGCTCCGCACTAGTGCCAGATACTCCAAATGCGGATATCGGAGTAGCGACCATTCTTATCGTTGTAAGATCGGCCTGATTGTAGAATGCCTCATCTATTCGTTTATCCAAACGATACACCTTAAAAGCGTTTGCCAAATTGGTTCGATCAGTAGCGGTAAGATCGTAAGGGGTATCATCAGAAGATTTGGTCCAGATAAACAAATGATGCTTAGAATTGTTTTCAGTTCCAGAAAAGTATTTACCTATAAAGCAACGCCCGGCTGTACTGGGAATAATGCTATTGCCAAGCGCGTTAAGGAATCCGATTGGCACATAGGTTAATGCGTTTTCTTCATCCACGCTAACTAGCCTAGTAAGACATCCAATAAGATTGCCATTCAATGCATCGCTAATAGTTGAAGTAGCCTTTTGCATGAATCCAACTATTAAGGTTCTGTCAGAAAGCAAAACCGAATCTCCCGGAGCGTGGCTATCAGAAGCATCCCCCACTATGGCCCAACCGCGTTCATCCAAACCGGCTTCCATAAAGCCCCAGTTAATTTTTGCGTCTGGATAATCTAGTATGACCGCCGTCAAAGTTATGTATTTCTTTATCGAAGTTAAACCGTATAGAGAGGTCCAATAATCAGACAATCCCGGGTTAAACCCTTCGGAGGTTGAAGTAATTGAAATGGGAGTAGTTGCCGTTGGGGAATCGTGGACCAATAGCATAAGATTAAAAGCATAGCTGTCTGTGCTTTTCAAAATCAAAGCGGGTTTATCATGACCTTCAATTGATGGATTAGGATCTTGGTTTAGGTATGGAAAAATAGATCCCCCCGTTAAAAGGGATTTCCACAATACCCCGGCGGCGATAAGATCGGCTTTTGTGAATGTGAGAAATCCTTTATCATCGGTAATTTTAGTTATAGTTACTGATGAGGCATCCGCCATAGCGGCTACCAATTGCAGAGTGGTTGGACCTGAAATAGCAGCATCTATCCTAATCTGGATTTGGGATGATGTTTTAGAAGTGATATTGTGCAAAAAGGTTTTAGTTCCGGTATTATCGGCGACCGCAGCGGCGATAGGGTATACGGATTCTCTATCTCCGGAAATGTTGGTAGATCCGTATATTTCCACAATGTCGGTAACTTCCGCTTCTAATTCGGGGCCAACTATAGAGAGCACTAACGCGGTACTGGTTTCCTTAGAAGAATTCACTATTCCTCTCCAAAAAGAAAGCGAACTGGTGGCATTTCCTTCTACTTTTATTTCCAAAATTCCAGTGCTGGTCGGAATATAGACTGACCCGGTGTAATTAGGAATAGAGATCCAATCCGGATTAGCCGGAGTATCGACGATAGATGGATCTAAATTGATGGAAGCGGTCAAAGCGAGGTATCGGTAATAGGTAGTGACTAGGGAAGAGGTGGGATAGTACGCACGCATGGAATTTGACGAGTCTGATTCTAACTTTATCCAGGGGATTTCAGAAAGAAGCACGTACGCGATTCGATCTTCTCCCGGGTCAGGAGCAGTTGCCATATCGTACGCGAATACGTTGGAATCGTAAGCAATGGCTTCTACCGATATTTTTCCATCGTTCAGTTGAGAAGAAGTAACTGTGAAAGTTTTTGAAAATTCCGACTCTGGACCAATCGCATAAATTATTGGCAACTCGGTCATACTAGAAAAATCGATAGGGCAAGAAGAAGGGATAACTATCACACTATTGGAACTGGAGTATAAAAATGTGCATTTTACAGGACCATAAACGTCGCCATTTGATTTCCGAAGAACTACCCAGAGAGATTCGTTTATATCAGAAGGAATAACGCTATCCGGGACTTCATCTGACAATGTTAGTTGTAGATCTTGCCCTATCCTAGTTGCTGAAATGATTACTCCAGATGATACCCAGGCCGGAAACGGCCATTGTACCATTATTACATCTCCGAGCAAAGGGATTAATCCATCTAGTCCACAAGTAAAAGTTACCGAATCTCGTTGAAGCACCAATTTTTGGTATTGATACGCTGCCAATCTCCAAGCGAGTTGCCGATCTGAAACCCCTGAAAGAGTAACTTCTTTTGTATTTACCGCTTGAGATCCGGGTGGGGTAAACTGAATGGTGGCCTGTAGCCCAGTATCCGGGTCTATGTAGGCAGCGGATACGCTATCGTATTCCAAATTGGTGGTAAAAGAACTAGATAGGCTTAAATCAGAAGCATTATCTGGAGTAAATAAGGTGACTGGAATTATATTAGGTTTATCTATAGCAACTCTAAAATCGGAACCTACCACAAACAGAGAACCTTTGAAAACCGAAGCAGCGGAATTACACGCTTCAAATACATTGGTTTTATTGGTAAATACCGCATCGAAGTTCTCTGAAATTTCAGAAGCTAGTTTTTCCCAGTAAGAAAGGTCTAAAGAATCCCAAGTAAGGTTCCCCCCTTGCGGAGAAGTGAGCATGTCCACAATAGCCCAAATCGGAGATCTTGTTTCTATTACAGCAGTGGACTTTATCCCGTTAGTGCTCTGAAACAAAAGCCTTTGGCTAATAATGTTTATTTTGGAAGCAGAATCAGTCCCAATGCTATTTGATCCGGTTAAAGTTACCTTCAATAAAGATACTTCGGTTTCTTTATTGGAAAATGCTTTTCCATATACCGCACTTAAAGAAACTGCATCCGATCCAGTAGTTCCCGCTTTATTAGTTCTTCGGACACTGACTTCATATCTTCCAGAAGGTACTGATAGAATCTCGGTAAACCGTTGCGGGGTTACCTGATTTGAAGTATAACTTACCGAAGAGATAACCCAATCTTCACGAGGATTGCCATATCGGTCTATTAGCCTATATCCGATTCTGATTACTACGGTAGCATTTATCGCATCCCCAGTAGCAGAGTCAACCCCATACAGCCCTCCACCAAAAGAAAAATTTATTTGGATGGTATCTATAGAACAATCGGCTGGTGCAATTACAGTCGAAATAGTTTCGTATTTAGTCGAATCAGAAGCGGCCAAATCGACGTCGGTTTTATCTCCTAGATAAACGATATCTTGAAAATCGCCTTCCGAAGCGCTGGGATTGTGTCGATAAGGAGGGAATACATGATAGGAACAACCTGGAATCGTAGAGATATCAGTATCTCCGACCATTACCTTTTTAATCGAAAGTTCCCCATAGCCCAGCGAAAGCCAGCAATGCAAAATCGACACATTGCTCACATATTCTACTGTGGGAAGAGCGAAGAACGATGGATACCATCGGTTTAGCCCATAGGATGCTTCAATAGGTTCGTTCAACTTCTTAGTATTAGATCGCCCTTGAAATGAAAATACATCGGATGCAGTAGGAAGTCCTCCAGTAACACTAGGGATATCCGACGCCTTCTTTGAGGTTAAAATAAAATAAGCACTTACTCCAATGGACAAGAGACTTATTGCCAAAGTAGCAATAAGCAGACCGGCCATTCCCGGAAAGACTCTGACTTCGATAGTTTTAGCCGAAGAATTCCAGTCTTTTCTTAGCAGCGGTATCCCATTTAGGGTGACTATAAAAGGGATGTCAATTAAATCTACTTCTCTTTTCAGCCATTCTACGGCCTCTTCTACGGTTTTTGCTTCTGGGAATCCGTAGATTCTAGAACTTTTGGCGATGGCGTCAGGATGAAAGATTACTTGCATTGTGGATACCAATAGGCAAAAGTTTGAAATCGTTGATGCAATACGCTTTCGGATTGTCCCACTACCCCTAGTCCGAGCAATGTGTGATAGTATACATCATTTGCATATATTGCCACATGAGTTACCGACCCCTTAATTGCTAGGGTGACAATTGAAAAAGGGGCCTTGTCTCTAGCCCTTTGAAAATCTATCGAAGCGGACTCCTTTATCCCCTCTTCAAAGAGCGTGGCAGGGCGATCATTAATCGAGTAAAGCCAATCAGGAAGAGCTATGCCCCCGGCTGAATAGGCCCAAGTGATAAGCCCCCAACAATCAAATGCAAGAGGCCCTCTTGCTCCGACTTTCCAAGGCTTTCCGATAGCTAAGGTCAAAGCTCTAGCTACGCAATCCCGGAAATACGGAGTAGCTATAAATGCCATGAGGAAACCTTTGGTTAACAATATCAGGTACTGTAGCTTGAAAACTTACCGAGCTAAGAGTGGCCGTTGCGGACGATAGCTCTAATTTAATAGGTCTTGGATTCTGTGGCGCTGAGTATGTTTCAATATAAGTTCTATAATACAAATAGGTAGGAGTGGTTTTTGCTTTGATTAGATTTATAGTTTTTATAGCCAGACCATCGATGTTGCTTATTGAAATAGTCATTGCTGAGTACCCGTCAGCCGACTGCTTTGGAAACTGTATTTTGAATGGGGCCGGTGTCCAAATCACAGAAGTGGTGCCATCTTCTAGCAAAGTGGTTCTTTTCTTTAACCCAGAACAATAGCACAACCTAGGATTGATGTCAATCATTATGGTTTCAAAAATTTCCAAGGCATCGTCACAAGAGGCGTAGGCTTCTTGCAGGGCATCAGTAAGTATCGGGTTACTCATTGGTTATCCACAATCTTGATTGTATTCCAGTTGCTTATCTTCCCCCCGCCATAAACGCACCAAGTATAGGTGTCATTTGGCAGATTTTCGCCCATATAAATTGTACCAGTAGTAGAAGAGGCGAAATTAAAATGCCAATCGCTTTGTGCGACTAAAACTCCATCCGAAGAGAAAGCCACTGAAACCGAATTTGAAGAAAAAATTCCACTAATAGGTTGGCTATGACCTTTCCATCCTGATACTTGAGATACGCTAGTGATTCGTTGAAGATCGACTATCAATCCTGATAATTTTATTTGGCCTAGACAATTAGTTACCGAAAATTCTATTTTCCCAGTTAGGTTAAGAGAGCAACCTTGAATATCAAAAATAGATGTGATAAATTTCTTTCTCCCGCAGTCAGTTACTTTCCACCACCAAGCGATGAACTGGGATAGCATATCCAAACTCATAGAAGCGGTTAGCGAAATTGTAGTTCCTATGCTGCGTTCTATCAGTTGTGCGAAATACGGATCGTCTATGGAAAGGATGGTATCGGTAGATACCTTAGACAGGTCTGAATTTGCAGCGATTGGGAAAGGGCAAACCGGCAACTCTCCGGATGATAAAACTATTTCGGGAAGTTTAGAAGTAGGAAGTTCTAATACCGCTTTGACCGGAAAGGTCAAAGTAGCACCCCTTTCCAAGGGAGCGATTTTATATTGCCCGGTTATATAGGCGTCTATTTTGGATAACCCAATCGGAAATACCGGATATTCAAAATAGCCAGTAGGTCTATCCATATACATTCGCAGCACCTTGGACAGTTCTTCGGCAGTATAGGTATATGCAAATGAAGAAGAAAATACTGGGTCTCCTATTGCAAGATTCCTACGGATACGCCCGGTGGTAGGAGAAAACGACTTGGATTCCAAAATCATTTGAAGCGATACCCCGTCATCCGGAAACCGGCTTTCGCCCGATTCTGATCCCGGATCGGGGTTAATCCAAGGGACAATGCTGTACTCAAAGATGGCTATTTCGCTAGACTGCCCGTCTTTTATTGCAATTGCCTTCAAGGTAAATGCTTTTAGTAGCAATATCGGGCCAGTGGAACTGCTTGCAGAAGGGGTGGATCCATCGGTGGTATAATAAAGTACTGCACCCTCAGTTACACTTTCCAAAGAGATGACTTGATATTTGTCATACATACCGGACGAAGGGGTAGCGGTCGGAGAAGCTATCGGGGGCGGGGCCGTATCTACAATACACCGAAGCGACATGCCGTTCGACTTGTCGAAGTCGCTGCGGAACATGAGGGGGTCGCCGTCGTCGACGGCCCGGCTCCAGGCGTTGAACGCAATATACTCGGAAGACGACCAGAAGAAGGCGACGTAGCTGAGGTTGCCGAACGTCCCGTCGCTGAAGCGGAGGCCCGCCGGCAGAGCAGAGAAACCATAGTCGTCCGTACCAGTATTCGTAAGCCAAAGGGAAGAATTTGCTTTTAGTTTCGTGCCGGCTACATCTTCTCCGATAGCCGTGGTTAAAGCGGTCCACTCAGCATCGGTAGGAATATGGCACCCGGGAGGGCAAGCGCTTGCAAGATCATCCCAAGGGTATAAACGCCCATAGATAGCTTCATTGATAGGATCATCGTTATAGGTGTGACTATTTGCAGAAGCGTAGGATAGATTCTTAGTGAACCACCACTTACCATCGAGCATTTGGACGCATGGATATATTTTACCATCGCGGGGATCAGTGAAGTCCATATTAGCCCCTTTTTACTCCATATGTGCGTCTAAAAGTGGTATCCAGGGCGGATCCTCCGGCGATTATACCAGCAGAAAGTTTTTTCTCAACCGCATCAATGATGACCTGAATAGAGCCATCTTGCCCTTGCGAAGTAGATACCGAAGCTCCTGCGTAATTATGAATGTTTACCACAGGGGCTTTGCTTCCTAGCAGATCCGCGGTATCTTTTACCGAAGTTACATGGGCTGGCCCTTGGATGATTTCGGGTTGGCCTGTCTCACCCGCGATACCATAACTACCGGCTGGAATATCGCCGCCATCCTTGAACACCCCGCTATACGCCAAGGAATTGATATTGGAAACGATTGCAGCACCGCTGGTCATAACTGCGGCAACATTGGCGAAGTTACCAGGCCAAGGGGTGTTCCAAGCCTTTGCAGCAGCGTCAGCAAGCTGCAAACTGGCATCGGCAATAGCAAATGCCTTGGATGTGGCAAACAGGGTTTTGTAAGCAGCACTCCCCTTACCTTGGACATTTCCTACCAAATCCGCTATTGAATTGGTAAGAGTCTCGGCAGCAGATGCAACGGTATGGGTGACCTCTTTCCAAAACTCGATCTGTGCATTTTTGCGTTTAGCTAAGATATTTGCTTCGTATTGTCTAGTTTGCTCTAAGATCTCTCGCTCTTTGGCGGCAGCTTCTTCTTGAGCATTCAAAGTTTCTTGACCGCCTTGATCGCCGCTTATTTCTCCGGTGGCGGTACGCTTATCTATACTTGCTTCGGTAGCGGTTAATTGCTTTTTATTTGTTCCAAGCTGGATAGTTTTCGATTGTTCTGCAACGCTCTGTTGCTCATCATAAGTCCTATTTATTTCAGTAGGACTCTTAAAGCTCTTCTGCGACCAATCTTCATCATTTAGTTTAGCTTTATTAACAATCCTTTCATTCGATTCCGTTATTTTGGTTTCAATCTCTGCAATTTTGGAATTAACCTTATCCAGTCTGTCTTGCAAAGACTTATCGGCGAGCTGGTCGGCCTTTACTTGCGCCTTTGCTTGTTTCAAATAGATAGCGTCGATCTTTTCGTTAGCAGAATCCCAGATCTGCACTTCCTTTTGGGCCTCTTGCTGTGCAGCTTCTTCCCGGAGCCTGTGGTTACCATGGGCATCTTCTAACTGTCTTGCGTATTTATCTTTTGCAAGACTGATTTCCTTTTCAGCGGTAGCCTGTATTTTAGCTACCTCATCCTGCTCTTCTACTGTGAGTCTATCGTTATTATCTTGAGTTCCTAGTTTCCGATAAGCGGTCAAGCTATCTTGGTATTGCTTTTCGGCTTTCAAAGAAGCGTTATTGGTTTCTAGTTCCTTGGCAAGCCTTTCTTGGTCGGCTTTGGCTTTTCTGGCAGCTTCTTTAGCGGCTTTGTCCGCTGCTTCTTTAGCCGCTAGCTCATCGGCAGCTTTCTTCCTAGCTGCTTCCCTGGCAGCGTCAGCAGCATTGTCCGCTGCTTCTTTGGCTTTGTTTTCTGGTGTATTTGATACTCGATAATCATAATTAGCCATAGCCGTTTTTAGCTTTTTGGCTTGGTCTGCATCGGTATATCCGCTGGTTTGCGTTCCGACAAGACCGGCGCTAGCGGTATATACTACCGAGGTCTTGGAAAGCTGGTCATTGGTTAAGTTTTTCTTGACCTTGTCCTCATAAGTATCTCTAGCAATTGCCTCTTTGTTTTTGGTCAACCGATGTTCAAGTCGCTCTAAACTTTCGGTTATCCCATTCAAGAACCCTTTAGTCCATTCTGTATCCACAAGTGCAGCTTTGAATCTGCTCCATGCAGTTTCAGTATTCTCTAAATCAGAGCGAAGTGTTTCCCCTGCTTTAGGTAGTAGCTCCATCTGCTTTTCCATGTCGGAGATGAACTGAGTTGCCCCGATATGCATTTTACGGATGGCTTCAACGCTAGAAGTGCCATAAGCATTTTCCATCAATTGAGCAAGTTGTGGCATGGAATCTTTCATCCAGCGCACATCCTGTTGCATTACCTTTCCGTTAGCGATCATTTGAACGGTCTGTTCTAGGACCCGATCAAATTGGGTCGATCCTCCACCACTCAAGGCCACTGTGTTTGAAAAATCTACGATCACCCTTTTAGCAGCAGTAGCACTTTCTCCAACTGCTCTTAGTTTAAGATATGCCTTTTCCGCCCCTTCCATTTCAATACCGGGAGCTTTAGCAATCACGTAAAGGTCTTCTATCGCTTTGGAAGCATTTTTGGCAGATCCTTCCATATTGATCAAACCGATGGATAGCTGTTCCCACTTGGCAGCTTGTTCTATGCAATCTGCGTAGGCATTGCCAATTGCACGTACTGTTTGGGCTACCTGTTGAAAAATATAGATCGACGCAGAAGCTTGAGTCAAACTGGCGGTTCTAGCAGCTGTAGCGGCTTTTTCAGCATCTATGACGGCTTGGGCGGCTTCTTTTTCGGCAGTTTCTTTTTCTTTTAATGTACTTTTCCACCAGCTTACATAATTGGAATTGGCCTCTTTTTTGGCAGCGGCTTCTTCCTGAGCAGCTTGTTTAGCAGCGGCGATCTGTTCTCGTGCGGCTTGCTTTGCTACAGCCGCTTCTTCCTGTGAGGCGGCTTTTGCGGAAGCCACATCCGCCTTGGCTTGGATAGCGGCCCAATCAGATTCTTCCTTCGTAGCGGCTTTCTTTTCAGCTAGTAACTGATTTGTAAGCGCTCTCTCTTGGGCCAATCGCTCTGCTCCGGCGCGGGATTCGATCCTTTGGATATCATCAAGTGTTTTTTGGCGAGTATCTTTGGCAGAAAGCCAAGCCTGTAGAACTTCGCTATTAGCTTCCAGAGCCGAAGACTTAAACGAAGAAAGGTCACTCTTAGTATCAGAGAGGCCTTGTGTTTTGAAATTTAGGATTAGGTCAGCCATTATAGCACTCCGTCCTCAAGCTCTGGTAGATATAATCAAGATGTCTTAGAACTTCTACTTCCCAAGGCGAAACGGATTCGTTCATAAGAATAACCCAATTTCTTATCTCGGTGAAAGTTAATGGTTCTGAACCGATTAAATCTCTACTCCATCGAAACAGATATTCTAGTTTGGGCGGGCACTTCGGCAGTTCTAAATCGGGAGGAATTTTTCCAGTAGTTTTTTGAACTTGCTGGTATTGTTTCCTCCTTGACAATTTTGATCCCTTGGGAGGGAAGTCTAACCAATACACCTTCTTGGCGAAGGTGTATAACTCGGTTAGACCGCAGCGTCCAAAAAACCTTTCCGATCGTAAACGAAACGATCCAGATCATCGGCCACATGTGGGCAATCATGTAGCCATGCCTTGAAGGTAGCGGTATCGAAAGGAACCGGGATTTTGGTGTCGCTGGATCCATCCGAAACAGGGGCATCTTGGACAAAAGACCAGCCGACCACCGTTTCTCCAAGAAAATCAAGACGAGCTTCGGCATCCTTAGCCGGATCTTCCTTGTCGGTTTCCACAAGCGCTCTGCGATACTTGGCGCGAGCGGTCATAACCGCGGGATGATAGTAGCCCAGAACCGAGAGGGTTTCGGTAGAGATGGTACCATCCGGAAGAGCCAAGGGCATCTTGTGCGGAGTTGAAAACTTCTCGGCAGAATTGAAATCAGAAAGGTTCATGTTAAACTCCGGTGGCGCGAGTGATAGACAATTGAGTGCCATCCGTAGGAGAAAGCACCGCTTGGAAATTCATGGTTGCCAGAACTGCACCAGCGCTCGACACATCGGGCTGACCAGACGTGTATTTCAGGTTGGGGAGCGAGAAGGTGTAGGAGGAAGAACCGTTTGAAAGCTGGAAAGAAAGCGAGGTTGACGATTCGGCCAAGAATTTCTCGAAGAGAGCGGTACTCTCGAAATAGGCCGAAATGGAACCGGACACATCGCTCACCCCCTGCTGAGGATGCAAAGTATCCTTGGAACCCAGAACGAACTTGCGATCCATTCCGTTATCCAATTTCATTTGCACTTCGGTGACAACCGCGATAGCAGAGCCACCTTCACTGATAGTTCCGGTGAAAGCGTCCATGACTGGAACCGAAGACGCAGCATCGAACGTTGCTCCTGTCGGTGCCGCGGTGGCAATGGCAAAACCTTTGCCGATTACATCCGCACTGTAGGTGGCAATTTTTCCAGCGCTTGCGGTGATGCTAAGAGTGCTGAACTCTCCACCGTTCAAAAGCATCCATGCCTTTTCGGTGTTTGCCATATCCTCGAAGTGGCGAAGGAAAGAAAAAGATCGACGGGTAGTTCCAACTTTCAGAACATTCTCGGTCCAGGTGCCACCCAAAGTGGCTTCGAGAAAGGTCTGGAGTTCCGGATCCATTGAAAGCTCACCGGTGATGGCCCCGCCCACCTTGTTTTGGCCCAAGCGAAAATCGGCGATCTGGCGATCCGACCGAAGTTCCGAAGACTTCAAAGAATCTTTGGTGATGCCAAGAGTGCAGGTGACGTACCTGCATTTCTTGAACTCTGGGGTGGTGGGAGTCACCGCATAAGCGGCTTCCGGGATGTGGAATAGGGAATGCCGACTACCATCTGCCATTATACTGCCCCTCGCGTTAGATATGCTTTCCAGTAAATCGAAATATCCGCACGGTACCAAGTATCGACAATGCGGCCTAAATTCGCATCACACTCAACAATATGCGTTTCTTGCTCTTCAAAGATAAGTCTTTTTCCAGCAATAAAGGACTTTCTAAATGTATCGACAGCTTTAACGCCAACAGAATTTCCAGTATCTAAAGGCAAGTGGATATTTACTAGGAATACTCCAGAAAGCAAATCCAGTCCCCCGCTTCCCAAAGTGAATACTTGAGCTTTTCCAGGTTTGAACCATAGTTGTGCCCATGCCGAATTTGAGGTCGGCCTAGCGGCGTTCTCTGAAATAATTTGAGAATCGACGAATCCAATTTCGACAGATCTCAAAGTCGAAACCGCTGCCTCTCCTAAAGCCTCTCGTATTTTCATCATACTTCACCCCGAGAGCTTGAGAATTTCATTACTAGCCCAGGCCAAGAAGGAAGATTTCTGCGCACCATACCTTCGGGAGCTTTCTTACTGTGGCCATCGAACTCAATAGATTCGGAATACGGGAGGGCATTCGAGAAAACGAAATCCTCTGTGCCATCATTTTGAGCAACAATATCAGAAAGCTCTTCTTTCGGCTCGGCCCCGGATGGATCTATTCTCGGGGTGCTATCCAGGTTCGCTACTCCATTGGAAGACCTCCAAGATCCACGAAGCGCACCGGTAAGGACTGGCGAGTCATCGATGATTTGGCCGCAAAGCGCCTTGATAGATGCCCGCTCTATGCCCATCATCATTGATATAGCAGCGTCGCCTTCGTTGGTCAAATCATTTTCCAGACTCATCGACGCACCCAAACATCAGTGTAAATAACCAGTCCGCCCGGATTGATCGGAGAACGTTTGAGAATCGCCCAAGTATAACCATCAAATTCCAATTTATCAGAATCGGCAATAGTAATCGTTCCGGGGATTAAAACTTCGCGATCCGAGGTCATAATGGAGGAGTTACCAACCATCCGAACATCGGACATTAGTTTGGCGCTTTGACTAGAAACCACTCCGGAAATTAATTCGGTAGTTTCAACTCCGCTCGGAGCACCTGTTGCGGGATTAATTGGTGGGCAATGATGTAGGATTATTCCTACTTTACGGCCAAATTCTTCGATAAGGTCGGTTGCAATCCCTTGGAGATCCGAGTAGAGATCATTACTCATGCTCGTACCGTTTTCAAAGGTCTAAATCCGCCATCTGCCAAAAGAGGATTTACCAAGCTATCCACAGCCGACATGCGGGTGGCCGCTGCTCGGTTTGCATCGGTGGCATAAGAAACCGAGATAGAACCTATTTTAGTACTTATGTATTTTCCGGGCCGAATTGTAGGTAGCAACTCCCCGTTTTGAACTTCGATAGCCACCATTGCCTGAGCGATCTTCAAAGCGGGCGGAATCGTATAAGAATAAACTCCATCAGTTACAGAGAAATATCCTTCTGCCTTTCTAGGCCAAGCTAGGCCCTGACTGCTAGTGGCTTTTGTTCCGATATAGTCTTTCAAATCCAGATAGTCTGTTGCTTTCACTAATAGTGGAATACACAAACTATCCTCGGTAGGGATGCTTATAGCCCGATCCGCTGCGAAGGCACGCAACTCCGCAACAGTGATATAGCTATTTGCACCGGCTATACCGGTACCGTCTTCAACAGTCAGGGCCATGATTACTCCTCAGTTGCGGCAATGCCCAAGGAAGGCGCTTCTTCGGATTTGGTCGTCCAGGGGAGCTTCGCGGCTTCGGCCTTTTGCTCGGGCGTAGAAGCCTCTTCACTGGCGGCTTCCTCTTCGCCTTCGCGCTTATAGCCGCTCGGGATCAAATCCTCGGAGACAGCCACCGCAAAGCGGTGAGGCTCGGAATTTCCTTCCGAGCGCGCGGAAGCATTCCGGAAGCATCGGGTGGAGTACTTTTTGGCCAGAGTAGCTTCGGCTTTGGTAGGCGAAGGTCCAGCAATGAAAACTAAAATTTGGTGACTACTCATCTTGTACTCCTGTTAAAGATTATCATCCCATCCTCTAACGCCTAACGAAACTAAAACTGACCCGGCAGTGCATCTACCTAACACATAGATCGAAGAAGCTACTATAGGAATTTCCAAATAGAACGCTACAGTTGCGTTATGCTCAACATCCCAAAATGTATTGTGCAACGCTCCGGTAGCAGAATACGCCCATTGCATGATAACAAAAGTAGCCGCAGAAGTGGTTGCATTGACTTGCAAATTTACTGATTTAGCGGTTGAAGGAATCTTGAGAGAATGCTGAGACAGAGCGGCGGTGATAGAGGTCATACCTTCTGAGGTAGCTGAGTTAAGCCATTCGGGGTCGGTTGCATCTCCAATAAAGGTACAAACTGATCCTTGCTGAATGGTAGATAAAAGTTGTATAGGAGAAGTGGATAAATTTGTGCATACCCAACCGATTCGTACCGCATAGGTATACCCGGTCGGTAAGGTCGGAGAATTGGCAGATAGAGACAGAAGTGCCGATAGCAAAGTTCCGTTTGAGATTAACCATAATGAATAAAAAGTCCCAGAAGTAGAAGTTCCAGTATCCAAACCGCCAGCACCGGAAGACAATAAATTTGCAGTTAATGAGCCGTTTCTAAAAAATAGCGCGTTCCCTACGGTATTTGTCAAAAGGGCTTGGTCAAAGGTAATCGAAATAGAGCCGCTTTTAGCGGCTTGGATTCGTTGACCCTTTACACCAGGTAAGCCAATGGGGACAACCGATGGCCCAGTTGCACCGGTATCGCCCTTATCGCCCTTATCGCCTTTTTGCAAAACAAAATCCAAAATGGCAGCGGTAGGAGTTCCGGAATTAGTTACCTGTGGCGATGATCCTTGAGAAACAGTTCCTATTGCAATGGTTGCGGCTGCACCTTTGTCGCCTTTGGGTCCACCTGCAACCGTAATCACTTGGGCGGCTTGCGGTTCTTCTATTACCACACTAGCAGGGGAGTCTTCGGATACTATCACTTGAGTGTCACTCATGAGTAACCCCAGGGGATACATAAAAGATTCCGTTCAAAAGACGATCATCGTCGATTTTTATATCGTATACCAATGATACAGTGTCCGACCATACCTCGCCGGAGGATATGAGTGCTCCAGTTTGATCGGAAGTAAGACTTATTGTAAATTCTCCGATAGTTTCGCTTTTAGTAACTAAAAAAGATACTAATACCGGAGATTGAGCAGTTTTTCGTATTTGCCCAGATATAACCGAAGCGGTCAAATCTTTAAGCGTTGCAGAATCTTTAGTCGATACGGTTATGGTTCGGAAAAATTCCGCCCATTGTTCGCATCGAAGATTCAGTATACCGGCGCTCATACTTCTCCCGAAATCGCATCTAATCCTACCAATTTGGACGCAACTGTTGGACTTACGGTTAAAGACAACTTGTGAGAAGCATTCCAATCCGAGTATGCCACAGTGGACACTAGAGCGGTCGACGAAGAATCAGTTACTATTCGTCGCAGCAAGTAGATCTTGTTTTCGGAAACGCTACCGTAAAATTCTAGGTATCTGGAAAGGCTTTGCCCTGTGACGGTTGCCGTAAAAAGGGTTACCTCTCCTAGAAGCAATGCCATGGTAAAGGTTGCATTTCCAGTAGGGCAAAATAAGTGGTAGTCAATAGCATACTTCGTAGGACGCGCCATAGGCTTAACAAGATTATCGCCGATTGTGGTCAGCAATGCGAAAAGATCAGTTGCGGTATTTGCTGGAAGATCGATGATAGAATAGTTTTTGATGGCAGAAGGCCAGGTAAGTCCCCACATTATCCAGCCACCGTTCCAACCGCATTTGCAGTTCCGGTAATAGTCCACCATCCGATAAAGGAATGAACTCCGATTTCCAATTCTTGATCCAACTTCGGAGAAGAATTGGAAATCGAAAAAGTTCTGGGATTTCCAATATCGCCATTTTCGGTGATAGCAGCGATATTGAATATCGCAGTCCAGGTTCCAGTGCCAGTAGCTTGAGCATTCACATAGACGATGCCCTTGTGATCTACATGGACCTTAAAGGCATTCGTCGGTTGAGATTGGGTAGCAGATGCTTTGACTAATAGACCCATTTTGGACCCCTATGAAAAATCCCCTCTTGCGCGGGCAAGAGGGGAACTCGTTACTTGAACTCGGCCAAGACACCACCAAGGTCGCGATAGGAAAGCGCGACCTTATCCCAGTTGGTGGCCGTGGCAAGGGCGGCATCCGTAGGAGATGGCCCGCCATTGGCCTTATCCCAACTGAACCCCTTGAGGCTCAAATTGTAGGTCCACTCGGCCTGATACGTACGAGCGATATTCTCGTTCCCATTGATCGTACTGGTGTTGCCCAGGAAATCCGGGTTCTGCTCCACTACGGCAGCACCGGCGGTAAGGCCAAGCGCGTGGTAGGTGGTCACAGCGGGAGTCCCGGCAGTGGTGTACAAGGAAGGATGGTCGGCGATAATGAACGGCCGACCGAAGCCGTCCTGCATGACCTTGACCGAACCGAAGGTGAACAACTTGGCATCGTTTGCCAAAGCCCCGTGGAACAGATCGAAATTCGGTTTGCTATGCATGAGCCAGCAAACGATTTCCGAAGCACGATCGCCGTACAACTGGGAGGCAGTCAGCAAACCGTCGAGACTGCAAGTGCCGGCGGTACCATCGTACTTATTGGTCGTCTGCGCACCGAGGGCAACCTTGAGACTCGACATGGCGACATTGACCATATCGTTCATGGTATCCTGAGCAAGTTGCCGACCAAAAACCGCAGCGGCTTCTTCGGGGGCCTTCTGAATCCAGGTGAACATGGAAGGGCTGATGTCGATGGGAAACGAGCCAGCGGCAACCTTGACCTTGGAGCGTTCCTTCATCGACAGGGCCTGATTTGCCAGAGTGCCGGTTCCAAAGACATTACGGCGCTTCACGGTACCGGCGGCAATGCGTGCCCAGAATGCTTCGGTCGAGAACGATCCTAGCATACTGCCAGAGGTCAGAACCAATCCTCCCTGGGTGGCTTCATTGAAAAGATTGACATTGTAGTCGAGCAGTTCCTGATAGGCAGTATAGGTCTGCTGTTCAAAGATCTTGAGATCGGCGAGGGCCATTTGTTACTCCTTGTTCTGGGCGCGTTGAGCAACCCAAGCTGCCAAAGCACCGGGGGTCGCTTTGTTGGGATTGAAATTGCTGGTTTCGCCGGTATCCAAGGCACCGCCCGGAATCTTCGCAGGAGGGCCACCGACCCCCGAACCGCGACTGCCGACGATAGCAGTCGCAAAAATCGGATCTTCTCGAAACTCCTTTTCCAAATCGGTCAAAGAGGAAGCCGACATCTTTCCGGTCTTGTCAAGAACTCGGACGATGGCGTTTTCTCCATCAAGTTCAACCTTGAGTCGTTTTTCGATATGGGGCTTGAGAAGCACCCACCCTTTTTCGCCGCCTAGCTTCAAAGCCAACTGCGCAGCAGTCTGACCGAAGGTGGCATTGGTAAGAGCCGATTGGAGCGATTTGAGGGCGGTCGTTTCGTGCTGGGAAGCGCTTTCCAGTTTCCCCTTGTAAGAGGCTTCCAACGCCGTGATATCTTCGCCCTTCTGCTTTGCAAGAGCTACCGCAGCATCTCGTTCGGCTTTGGCGGCGGCTCGTTCAGCTTTGGCATTCTCCAAAGCGTTCTTGAGCGGGGTGACATCATCATCCTTATCGACTTCGAGATCAAGAACGAAATGTTTGACTCCAGCCTCTTCGACCTCTTTGTACAAAGGGCGGAATTTTTCGTCCACCTCTTCGAGGGTTGCTACTTTGCGTTTCAAGCTCATGGTGCGTACTCCTTTATTGAATAAAATACTCAGTTCTTCGCAGGGGCGGCTC